CACTATCGACCAACTGACTAACAGTGCCAGAAGGCTTAACTGCAGTAATTGCTGTAGACGCATTAATACCCAGCTTTTTAGCCCACTGCTCATTAGTGACGATAGCCTCATTACGCATCTCCATTAACCATCTCTTTAGCTTGCTCTTGTCTTGACGCCCAGACAGCAGAGGGTGATCCATGATGCCCGTCAGTGACACGCCTAGCAGTGCCTCCTCTTGCGTGTTAGTCTTCCAGATGTTACGCAGGTATCGGAAGTCTGTCAGGGTAGCTTGTAGAGTTCCAAGTATTGTCGCAACACGTACTTTCCGTTTGAGGCTTGCGAGTGTATCGTCTGGCCTGACAACAACCTCTGATAAGTTGCAGAATTGATAGGGTCTGAGGATGATTTCGCTACACGGATTAGTTCCAAAATCAAAGGTAGCATCTCGTCTGCCGTTTTTTTCAGCTTGCTTTTGACTTGCCACTCGGCTAAAGACACCTCGTTCACCAGATCGTGATTCATATAGACTTGTCCACTCGTTTAAGAACGCCTCAAAGTCAGGCTTCTCTGTGTAACAGGCTGAGTTGTTCGCCAGACCACGCTGAGGCTCATCTACCCACCACTGACCGTGCTTACATCGTCGCAGTCTGTCATCTGTGAGGTTACTGAGGCTGATGAGGGCTGATCTCCTGACTCCTCCGACAACGACGATTTGAGCAATTTTGCAGCAGAGATCGTGACATTCAATGGAGCTAAGTTTTCTTCCAGCCGCTTCTCGAAAAAGTGCCACAGTGAATCGGAATAAGTCGAGCAGAGGTTCTGGACCGCTTGCTCTACCTCCAAAAACTTTAAGCGCGGAACCCGCAGGTCGTACTCGGCTAACGTCCCATTGAGGAACCTGACCTGAATACAACAGCGATACCAACTCCCTAAACGATTTCGCCCATCCAATCTTTGAATCTGCCACATTAATAACTGTGTCTGTGTCATGGAACTCCTCCGCAACTTCCGGTAGTTTCTGTATGTACTGACGCTCCACAGAGTAACCTACGCCTGTGCCACACAGAAGGACGTACATCAGTTCGTCAAAGGCTTTAGGGTGGTCTATGGGTAGGTAGGAGCAGTTAAACCCAGCCACGTTGTCACGATCCAGTGCCTCACCTGCTGTCATTAGCGCCCTCATGCTGGGCATTACGTCTAGCTTGTGTATTGCATCGTACATCTCAGACACATCAAAGTCGTTCAAAGCACCTCTGTCAGACCAGAAGTTGATGTATCTATTTACTGTCTCCTCCCAAGTCTCACGCCGCTTCTCTTCTGGTAGGTAACGTGCGTATCTTGACTTGTGAATGTATTGTTGATATGCGTCCATCTATATTGTTACTCCTAGTGTCTCGTTTAGTATTGCGTGTGCGCTCATGTGCAGTAGCATAAACACACCATCAGGGTACTGTTCATTAGAGGCTACTTCAAATACTCCACCGTCCTCGTACATCAAAACAATGGCTTTAACGTCCCTATCGTCTTTTTCGTAGTCTGCCGCCTTTAGTGCAAACGCTGCTAAAAACTCAGTGGTAGGTACGCCTCCCGTGTCTGCTTTGTTTTTACCAAAGCCTCCGTCTATGACTTTCATAAGGCAATCTCCTTAATCAGCCAATCCAGATAGACACGGGCCTTACGGAGATCCTCTAGGCCGTTCTTGTACTCGTACCTCCAAAGGTACTTCAGGCAGTTGCCCTTGAGATAGCCCTTGTACTCCTGAGGGTGCATGGACGCCTTGATTGCTTCAATGGCTTCGATAGCTCCCTTGTTGTAGTGATCGGGCTGAGTCACGGGGTTATGAGTGTCCTGAGGATGAGCCAGTTTACCTGTGGCTGTCTTGCTTACTTTGTCCCACTCTTTAGGAGTAGCGTCATCCAGAGATTTGTTGGTGTAGTCTGTCCACTCATTGTTCATAGATTTCTTCCTCCAAATCCTCTTGAAACTCGTCTAGTTTGCGTAACAACTTGTCTTCAAACCTGTCTAGTATTTCTTCAGATGAAATCTGTAGTGCTTCCAGTAGATCGTCGGGGTCATAAGTTTGCAACAGACGCTCCTTAATCTCGTCTAGTGTCAGAGACATAATCAACTAACTCCTTAAGAGTATCTATATTATACCATAAAATGTTGTGTTTGTCACACCATTGAGCCATAGTATTTTTGGTACTTTTGCTCACTCTCTGGTTAGGCTTCATAAGTATGAAGATAAGTTCTTGATTGCTTCCAAGGCAGTTAGCGATTGAGCGATACTTCTGGGTGTCTCCTGCTCTGAAATATCCTTTGCATTCAATGAGATACTGCTGGTCGTTCCTCTCGTACACAAAGTCTGGGGTGTACTTGCGTTCGATCTTGTACGGTACTTGGAACGGCTCGTAGCTAAAGCCGTATGGTTGTAGCTGTTTCGATACGTCATATTCAAACCCTGATCTAAATTCATTAGGATAAGACTTCTTGGACCTTCGGCTCATTGACCACCTCTGTTAAGTATCTGGGACCACTTGAGTACAGGAATGTTCTTACGTTGGGCCAGCAAGTATGCTTGTAAGGACAGTACGAACAACCGACTGCGAGCTTTTGATTTCCACTTTTGCCATCTGGTACGACTTCGTGGCAATGCTCCGGTGCTTCCGGTTGCTCTACTAGCTTTTTTACGCGTTCGATATGCTCCTCTATGTCGTAACTGATCTTCTCGTACACAGGAGCCTGCGTGTCCTCAGAATCGTACATCAGGTACGTTAGATGCCCGTTCTGTTTGTCCATAGCTAACCAACCAAATTTACTTTCCCCTTCAGAATGTGCATATGCTTTAATTTGAGCAACGTATCCAAACGGATCATCAAAAGCGAGACTTCCGTCTTTGAATTTTTTAAACCCAAAAGTGGAAGTGCTTTTAACATCAGTGACAACACCGTCAATTTTACAGTCCATAGAGCCTGTGATACCGCCCACCTGACATTTCTTTTGCTCATCGGTCACCTCGTGTCCTGATAGTCTAGTTAGAAACAACAGCATCTCTTCGATAAGATGTCCGTACATAAACTTGACATACGTGTTAGGAGTCATCTCCTCTTGTACGTCAGGGTTATTAACAGCGTTCCACAGGTAGCGATCATCACGACCAATGTTTGACATTCGCAGCTTGCGTCCGTCACGTTTCTCTGTGAACAGGTTAGACATGAGGAGCTTGCAGTTCTCCCCAAAGCGGTCTATCTCTTCGTATAGATCGACACCTTCGGGAACCTCTTTGTCAGAGACTACCTTATAAATGTCTTTTACCAGTGAGTAAATCTCGTTCATAGGTTTTGTCCAGTTAAGTAATTGATAGCCGCTTCCAGCTTATCAGGATCATCGTCAAAGCCGCCCAGCGCCCTGTTACATTTGTGGCACAACCAGCCCCTAAACGTCTCTTTGTCGTGGTCATGGTCTAGAACCCACGATCCGTTCTTTGTGTTCCCTCGCCCTTTAACATCCTCCTCAGAGCCTTTGCAGATGGGACAGTGATAGCCCTCCTGCGGCATCCCGTGTTTCTCTCTTAGCTGTTTACGTACCTTCTGCATTTCGTTGTTACACTTGCGGCACTCAGCCCTGAGGTAGTTACCTCCAGAAGCCATGTTGTAAGCGTCCAGTGGTAGATACTGGTCACACTTAGAACACACCTTGCCGTGGCCTGCGCCTAGATCCTCGTGTTCAAAGAAGCACAGTTGATCCATCAGTGTGTTTCCGTCCACGTTGATCCAACTTTGTACTCTCCGTCGAGGGGGCATCTGAGTTCAAAAGAAATGCCAGCCGCCTTGATGCACTCGACTGCGAGCCAGCCAAATTTCTCTGCTTGTTCTGAAGCCACCTCCGATTGTATCTCGTCATGTACGTTCCCCACAAACTTGTAGTCAATCTTGTGTTGTGTAGCATAGTCATCCAGTAGTACCAGCGCACGTTTCATGATGATAGCACCAGCGGCCTGCAGGAGCGTGTTTAATGCACTATGCTCCGATCTAACCCAGAGTTTTCGTCCATCAATTCCTCTGAGGTAACCCTTCCTAGACGCCTGTCCAACTCGCTCTCGTAGAGTTTCAAGAGCAGGTGTATTTCGTAGAAAGCGTGTCCTAAGTTCATTGCCATCTCGCGCAGTTCCTCCGACGATGCTTCCAATTTTGGCATCTCCTGCTCCGTAGAGGAAAGCGTAGATGAAAGTCTTTGCCTGAGGTCTTGTTGCAAGTCCTGCAGCAGTTTGATTTCTGGTGTGAAT